TCATACAGCACCTTGCACACCGCGCACGCGCCGATGACGGCAAGACTTGTCGGGAAGTCGCAGCCGTTGAGCGCGATCACCGCAGCGGCAATGCTGCCAAAAACCAATGTGTTCATGCCTCCACCTCGCGTTCCGCGATCCACTCGTCCACGAGGCGAGTGTAGATTTGGAAGATTCTGCGCTTGCCACCGCAGATGCACACGCCGAAGGGGTAAACCCGCTGCTCAAGTCCGGCTGCAAGCGATTCGTTCGAAATGCTCAGCCCGTGCGCACGTAAGTATGCCGCGCACTCGTTCAGATCCATTGTTTTAATCATTGCCTTTTCCTTTCTCTCGTGCTACAATAAGCACGGACACAATATCTTGTGGTGAGATTTGTCCGGTGCCCTGTTCGGCCTGCTACGCTGAACAGGGCTTTTCTTATGCCCCGATTGCTTTTGTCTGCATTAAGCAATTCTTGACCTGCTGGTAATCCATGCCAACTTCCAGCAGAACCGAAATGCGGTTTTCCATCTTTGACACCGCCGCAAGCTCGTCCGAACTCATGTAATCGCTCGCCGTTGCAGCCTTTTCCGCGCCGCGCTCCTTGCGAAACTGCCGCGCCGTTTTGCCGAGCGCCGCCATGTATGCGAGATCGGTGTACTGGTTATACTTGAATTGCTTGTGCGGGCTGTCCGGCAGCGCCTTGATAGCGTCCGTCATGCTGGTACGCAGTGACTTGCGCTCGGCCTTGATTGCCTTAATATTCATCAGCTCTTTGCGCATGGCGAAGAACTGGCGAACAAGTTCTTTCTTGAACTCAATGACAACGGATGTATTGCGGAGGAATGTAAGCAGAAGCGTTGCCTGTTGCTCGTTCAGGTGATAAATCTTTGCCATCTGCTGACCGCCCCGCGTCTGCAAGGCCCGGATTTCAAATCCGACCCTTCCAAACTCGCGAAGGTCTTTTCCATGGCGTTGGATCAACTTCTGTACTGTGTCTCGCTTCACACCCGCGCACTCTGCAATGACTTCGGATGTCGTGAATGGATCTTCGGTGTTCGGGGAAAGATAAACCAGATCGTTCATGTATCCTCCTTGTCCGGCTTTAACAGCTCGTCCACCGTGCAACCGTACAGCGCTGCGATTTCCGGCAATCTGCTTGCCCTCGGGGCCTGCTGGCCAGTTTCCCAGTAATACACGGCCACGTCGGAGATTTTCAGCGCGTCCGCTACCTGCTGGACGCTGAATCCAGCTTTATGACGAGCGCTTCGAAAACTCATCTTTTCACCTCCAAATACTAAGTTTTACTTGACAACTTAGCGAACCGTGATATTATAAGAAGTGCCAACAAACTAATAATTTCGACAGTCCGCTAAGTATCAAGGGGGCTTGATTTTTTATTGCCCTTTCTGTAACTAAGTATATACTCAGTTAGCGCGGATGTCAATAGGAAGTTAGCGAAAACTAAGTTTTATTTTATACAAAATCGGAGCTACAGTTATGTCTAAATCGCCTATTGTCGCCAGAATTAACGCATTATTGTCTCTTAGAGGCATTTCTAAAAAGCAATTTTTTAAAGATTGCAAAATTTCTTCATCTGCATTTTCACAATGGAATACAGGAAAAATCGAAGTCCCTCGAGGGAAAAACATTGAACGGATAGCAAATTATCTTGACGTTTCGGTAGAATATCTTTTATATGGGGATACGCAAGAATTTCAGGCAAAAAAAGAGCGCCCCACCGATGGTGAAGCGCTCATTTCTGAATTGCCCGAAGATATTCAAAAGCTCATCCGGATTTGCGAATCAAATCCTGACCTTGCTGCTGCTCTACTATCTGTTGCGCAGCAGATCGAAAAAGGTCAAGTTGCTGGGGAGTAAATTTCGAAATTGTAATAATCAATTCCTCTACCGTCGTCATCCTCTCTGCCCTCCGTTCGCTCTCATATGATAAAACAAGTGTTCTATCGCGGATTAGTATAGCACTAATTTTTAATTGATTCAATATAATTTAAAATATAAAATTAGGTGAATTTGATATGCCAATTACCGTATATTTTGAGCACGGCCGCGTTGTGGAGTTGTTCCCAGAACCAAATCAATCGTATTACGACGTGCGAGATAAGATCAACGCGGCGACTGATATAGTGTCTGATGGAATAAAATACGACTTGACCGATAAGCAATCAATTTATTCTATCGCCATTCCTGACTATACAAAATTCCGCGATGTACCGCGTTTCAAAGAGTTAGGCCCTACAGGATATCTTGAATATGTGCTGAGAATGCACGCGGGGCTTTTGTGGAATGGCGGAGATTACCAGTTATCAATGGCCTGCCTTGAAAAATCCTGCCAGCTAATGACGTATTCTACGCTTGGCTGGGAACGGAAAGATTTTTATAGGGTCGTCAATTATTATATCGAGCTGGGTCGATTCAAAAAGGCGAAAGAGTGGAAAGACTGGATAGATGCACACACGGAATCGCCGGAAGACTATGCAAAAGACGCATTTGCAAGAACGCTTGAATCGTGTAGAAGACTTGGAACTGATTTAATAGAGGTTGGCGATTCAAGCGCGTGCTGTGAAATTTGCGCGAAGTACCGGAGACGGATATATAGCTTATCTGGCAAAAGTTGGAAATTCCCAAAGTTCCCAGATGATTTTCATTTTCAGTGCGGGCTTGGGATATTTGCTTATATTGACGGTGTTTCTGAGCCATCTTTCAAGTGCATAAGTCCATCTTTATATAGTAAACGACCGTTTCGCGATGATCGAACCGAAGAAGAAAAGGAAAATTATAGGCTTTGGTTAGAACGTGTTGAAAAGTCTTACAATCCGATCAATGAGCCAAATTTAAATCATATTATTTATTATTGGTTCAAGCCTAAATTCCCAGATGACTTCCCAAAATCTCTTTCTGGCTTTTCTCGCATGCGAAACGGTAACACAGCAAATTATCAAAAGCTGGCACAAAAGATTGAGGATGCGGGGTATACCATCCCTAAATCATTAGATGAGGTCGCAGAATGGGAAGAGCGGGAGAATTGAAAAGTTGCAAGGCGGTATAGCTTAGATTGGCCCCGCCGCCCTCTGCAACAAACGGCGGGGCCTTTTCGCAGCCAGCGGGAAGCGGTCGCCGCTGCATGTTTTGACCATACTCCGCTTTACCTTGGCAATTCAACACCGAAACATTGCAATAAGACAGCGCTCGACGTGGTTCGACAAACCATTATCTTGCGACTTCGCGGCGCAAAAATCGGAAAAATTAAGGTGGCATAAATGAATATTCAAGAAGTGTGTAAATCCCGTAAAGAAGAACTGAAACTAACCTATCAGGACATTTCCGATGCTTCCGGCGTGCCGCTGTCCACTGTGCAGAACTTCTTTTCCAAGTTTTCTAAAGCTCCGTCTATCTACACCGTTGCGCCGATCTGCAAAGCGCTTGAAATTTCGCTTGATGAATCGTTCGGAATTTCCGAACACTTGACACCAACCGAGGAAACCTTACAGGCGCGCAACGATGAGCTGGAACGCCACGTGGACGCAAAAGCAGACACGATCGAGATCATGCGGCGCGGAGTTCGTATCCGAAACGGCGTGATTGCTATAATGTTCCTCATTATCGTTTTTCTCGCTGTGTGGTGCGTGTACATTGATTTTCATTGTATAGATTACGGATTTTGGAGGGGCTGACATGGCAAATTGCATCAAATGTAAAGCAGCGCTGCCGGAAGGCGCGCTGTTTTGTCCTATGTGCGGCAAAAAGCAAGTGCCGGAAAAGCGCAAGGCGCTCAAGCGCGCCAACGGAACCGGAACGGTATATAAGCTGCAAGGCCGCAGAACGCGTCCATGGGTCGCCGCAAAGAATCGTGTTATCATCGGATACTACCCCCGCAAGACCGACGCCGTAGATGCCTTAGAACGGCTTACAGGCCGTCCGCTGGACGAGCGATACAATATGACCTTTTCCGAAGTGTACGAAGATTGGAAGGACGAGCATTTCCGTGAGATCGGGCCCTCCGGCGTAGAATCCTATGAAAACGCCTATAAGGTGTTCAAGCCGCTCTACGACAAGAAATTCCGCGACCTGCGCGCTTCCGACTTTCAATCCGTTGTAGATATTTACATGGGTAAATCCCACTCCACCGTGTCGAAGTACAAGCAGCTCATCACGCAAATGTCGAATTGGGCGATTCGCGAGGAAATCTGCTCCACCAACTTTGCGAAATTTGTCAAGCTCCCCGAGAACGTCAAGAAAGAAAAGGAGGTATTCACAGCGGAAGAGATCAAGAAGATTGAGGAAGACGGAAGCGACGTCGCGAAGATTGTCCTCATGCTCCTTGCCACCGGTATGCGCATCGGTGAGCTATTCTCCCTGCCGCTCGCGGATTATCACGAAACCTATGTAGTCGGTGGTGAAAAAACAAAAGCCGGACGGGATCGCGTCATTCCGATCCGCCCGGAGGGAAAACCATATTTTGCCTACTTCGCCGCAAAGGCAACCGGGAAGCTGCTGCTCTCCGGATACGAGGGGCAGAAGATCCCCGCCAACTTCCGCCGCCGCGATTACTATCCCATGCTGGATCGCCTCGGGATAAAAAGAAAGACCCCCCATGCCACGCGCCACACTTACGCCACGCGCGCGGTCAAGGAAGGTCTGCCCCCGGAGTTTCTTCAAAAAATCATCGGTCACGCGGATTATTCCACCACTGCGAACATCTACACGCACCTTGATCCCGATACACTTGTTGCCGCCGTTACTAACACGTTACAAACAGCGTCAGAAAAGGGCAAAAAGAAAAAGCCCTGAAACCGTTGAGTTTCAAGGCTTTTTTCTGGTGCGCGGTACAGGACTCGAACCTATGACCCCATGCACGTCAATTAAGTGCGAAAGCTAAATTGCCGGAATATTGTAGCAATAGCGCGGAATAGTTCGGCATAATTGAAACATATTTTGGTTAAACCCGATGCCGTTCTGTGCAATCCCTTTACGGTTGCTAACAAATTACTATCACGTTACCAGTTTGCGCATGACGCTATTATAGACGCGCTCGTTTACAATTTTCAAGCTGTCCATCAGCTCGTCCATGATCTCCCATGCCTTGTCCGGTGGAACATCTGCCACTGCGCGCAGAAAATCGCTGTCGCCGTATGTTTCGACGCTAACCGGCGCGGGCGCTGCGGAGTATGCCATTGGCAAAGCCCTCTCTCTGCTGCCGCTTTGCTGGTCACGGATGGCATACAGCACGGCAAGGCGCTCATAGTTTGTCCAACTGGATTCCTCTGTTTCAAGGCGGGCTATCCAGCGCTTGACCTCATTCTCGTCGACCATAGGGGCGCACCCCCTTTAGCCCTCAATCGTGTCCATGCAACGCTGGATGGCTCTGCGGATGCTTTCGTCGTCGGCGTTGTCCAGCATTTCCTGCAATTGGCGTTTCATGTTGTTGATGCCGCCATCACGGGAATAGTGGCCGCGCACATAATGCGTGCCGCGTCTTGCATTGGGCATATCGCGGTCATAAGCGCCGCGCATACCCGACTGCCAGTCTCCGTCGCGGGAATAGCGGCGAGAATAGTCTTCATCGCGGGAATAGCCGTCGTCCTCCAACATCTCAATTTTATCGATGTTTTTGATGGTGTCCGTCAGCTTGTGCGCAATTTCGAGATCGCCCGCGCCAAGCTCACCCTTACGTGCCAGCTCGTCGAGTTCGTCGCACAGCATATTACGCAGATCATACATTGCTTTCTTGCTCATGTCCATTCTCCTTTCACGCGATTCTCTCAACCGTCAGGTTCGAGTTAGCGAAGTTGACGGCCTGAGTGCTGGTGTTTTCCATTGCGACCGTCAGGCAGCAGCCTTTCGGAACGCAGACCTGTGCGGAAACATAAATGTTAAAGTAGTTTTCTACCGCCGCAGGCGTGACGGTAGCTGTTGCACTGGTCAGCGGCTCTCCGTTGATGGCAAGCGCCGCCGTGATGGCCTCAACCGTGCCTCCAGTGGGAATGGCGATGTTTCCGCCATAGGAGACCCGAAACAGAGCGCGGTTTTGATTGGTGAGGCCGCGCAGCGTGACAATGCCTGCGCCCTGGCGATGCACGATACAGGGCTTGCTATTGACCGCCGTTCCGGTCAGTGGGACGTTCTGGCCGGCAGGGACCAAAGCAATGATAGAATTACTAAATTCAGCCATACTGGTATCACTCCTTTCTCTGATTTGCCCCAAAAGGGGCAAACGCACCATTTGCAATCATTTCCGCGTAGCTGGGCGCAAATAATTCGTCCGCTTTACGCAAAAGATCGGCATAATTGCTAAGATCGTACATGCTCATTTCACTCTTGTCCAGAGTTGCAATGTGATCAACAAATTCCTGTTTGAGTTCGTCAACTGTTTTCACAAAATCATTCCTTCCTAAAGGGGTCGAAATCGACCCGTTTAAAATACAGCGGCGGAGCTATTGCCCCGCCGCGTTGTGATTAGTATCGGCACGGGGCCGACCATTTTCGTGAGGTCACGAAAAAGCTATGCTATGCAGTTGTCAGCAGCCGCAACCGGAACCGCAGCCACCATAGCCGCTGCCCGCCCACGGGTTACAGGTAATGTAAGCCGGTGAAGGGCACGGGCGAAGCTGCGAAATGAGGTAGTTATTCTGTGCAGCCTGAGACGCGGCCAATTTGAGATTCTGGTTCTCGGTCTGGAGATCGGACAGCTTGCTCTGCGTGAGGAAGTCGAGGATGGCACGGCTGTTCTGGTTGTTCGCGTCAATGATGTCGCGGGCTGCCGTGTTGACCGTGTTGCGAGTGTCGCACGCCTGCGTCGCCATATCATAGCGCACCTGCGCGATAGCTGCGCGATTCTCGCAGCAGCAATTTGCGGCCTGCATCTGCATGGCGTTGAGCTGCTGCATAAGCGCCGCCTGCTGGTTTGCGCGGGACAGCTCGGCATTGCCGAAGCCGGTGTTGATGGCCTGTGTGGTCGTAGCAAAGCCGCCAGTAATGGCATTGTTCAACGCAAAGGTGGAATCGCAAATGCCATTTGCAATACTGTCGAGCTTGCGCTCAACGCTCGCAAAGTCAGATGTCAGAACGTAGCCGTCCATCACACCGCCGCCGTTACCGTTGCCAAATCCGTTGCGGCCCCAGCCGAAGAGGAAAAGAACGATAATCCAGATCCAGCTGTCGCCCCACATACCCATACCGCCGCCGTAATTGTTCGCGGGCGCGACCGGCATAGTCATCATGGGAGCACCGTCGGAAAGAGACATAGTATCACTCCTTTGAAAAATTTTTATTTATCAAATCGTGGCCACGATAAGATTAGTGGAATAAGGGTTCAAACTGCTTTGCCATAGATTGAAGTTGGTTTAACTCCTGCTGGCTCATAGCGCCAGATTGCAAAAGCTTTTCGACTTCCGCTTTGGGGTCACCCTGAAAATTTGCCCTAAACTGTTGAAACTGTTGCATCATCTGAAAAAAGCCGTTCCCGCCACCAAGAGCGCCAAAAAAAGGATTACTCATCATCCTCGTCCTCCTCAACCTTGCGCTTTTTCTTGCTCTTTATTTCGCCCACAAGCGCTGCCAGAGCGTCAAACTCTTTACGGGTGACAAATTCCACGCTCTTTTCCTGCGGCGCTGTGCGGGGCGTTTCTGCGCGCTCTACAAGATCGTAAATTTTAAGCGTCGGCTTCCCACTTGCATCCGCCTGCTTGAGATACACAGTCGGCGCGGTAGAATCCCACAGCGCCACAGCAGAGTTGGGCGCGATGAGATAGCCTCTCGCCTCCTGTTCGCCGCTTACCCACTGCACGCCGCCCTGTGCGATAGGGTTCTGTTGCACTGGCTGCGACATGGGCTGCTGCATGGGCTGCATCTGTGGTTGCTGCATCTGTCGCATCTGCATGAGGTTGTCCGGCATCGGCTGCGGATAATAGGGATTGAAATAGGGATATGCCATGTTCATTCCTCCGTTTCTTTGACCCAGTAATAAAGCGGGATTTCGTTCTCGCTGTTCCAACTGTCATAGATCACGCCGCCTTGCACGCACACTACATGTCCAGAGAGCGCGAGAATATACGTCCCGCGTGGGTGCTCATCGGCAAACTTACCGACCGTGTAGCAGTCGGGACAGGTGTCCGGCATAATATAGCGCCGATAGCCAAGCGACCGCAGATATGTGCCCCAACAGGCGTTTGCGTTGGGCAAGTCGCCGTCTAAGTATCCCTGTATGCACAGAGACAAATAAACTTCGCCCCAGTCCTTTCCTGTCGCCTTGCAGATTGCGCGCACGGTGCAGTCGGACACGTTGCGCCCGTTTGGATTTGGGTTGAAATAGCTATACATGGAACATCTCTGCAAAGTAGACGTATGTTCTCAGCTCGTCAGGATCAGGGAACAGCGTCAAAATGTCCATCGCCATTTGCTCAGTAAAGCCCAAAGCTAAAAGTCGGTCGTACATCGCCGCACCTCCTTTGTTGTGTCCATAGTACAAAAAAATAGGCGCTCAAAAGCGCCCATAAAGTGTATGAAAAGTGCGTCGAAAACCGTCGAACGGTTCCCCTTGCCTTTTTACGTGAAATGTGATATTTTAATTTTACAGGTTATTCCCGGCCTGCTTTTACACAAGAGAAATGGCCTCACCGTTCGGTGGGGCCATTTCTTTTTTCATATACTTCTGATGCCATTTTGCGGTATGCGCGCCGCCGGTATTTCTTCACTGCGTCAACAGATAGGCTTTGCTCCATTGCCACCTGCACGCAGCTTTTCTGCCGCACGTCGCACTCAATGATACACGCCGCCTCGTCAGCTGGCAGCTCGAAGGATAAGATATACGCCACGGCCCGCTTGGGGGCCATAGAGGATAATTGCGCGCGGATTGACCTGTGCTGACTGTCCATGCCCGTGTAGGGCTTGCAGAGGCGCTTGCGCGTGGGCTTTCGCCGCCCGCTCCTTTCTGTGCCCAAATCGGGCACCGTTATTTTGTCGCTCTCTGGATCATTGTCACGACTTCCTGCCGCGTGATAAGTCTCTGCGGCGCGCTGCCGTCCGTGATGCCCGCCGCTTTTGCCGCCGCCCAGTCTTTCGCCGCCCACGAAGAGACGGGCTTGGTGCCGAGCTGTGCCAAATAGGCATCCATCATCTTGTTAAACGTTGCCTGATCCATGTACTCCTCCATTTCCGGCGGGTACTTGCCCGCCAAAATCATGCTCCCTGTGTACTTGAGGTGGTCGTCCCACTGGAAATGCGGGCGGTCGGGGAATTTCTTCCAGTCGCCGCCCCACGAAAAGCCGACCTGCTTGCCGATCTGCCCGCAGCGGGCGAAGAACGACGGATCGTCGTACTCATGCCCCTTGACGTTTTTGCAGATGTCGAACGCCAGCCCAGCCTTGACACCGTGGAACGTCGGGCGCGTCGCGGACTTTGCCGCGTAGCCGTTCTCGGCAAGATAGCGCTGGTACTCGTCGTCTCGTACTGTCTCCGTCACGAGAACCGGAAGCCCCGCCTCCTTGCAGAGGGCGAGAAAAATGACACAGTTTGCGCGCACGTCCGCCCGCAGGTCAGCAATGTCCCTACTGTGATACATCGCTGTCACCCTTGCCGTCCTCGTCCTTGTTTTTGTTGTAGCTGGACGTCGACACGCCGATGAGCGCGCCGATAAACAGCGCCACGGCGCTGATGGTGGTCGTCACCTGCTCGGTGTAGCCCCACCCCCACACACCCGCGAGGGCGGCGTAGAGGCCGGAGCAGGCGGGCAGTACGATGAGCACGAGCCACTTGAGCACATCGTACACCTTGTTACTCATTTCAAATTTCATTGTTGTTCTCCTTTCGTTTCCGTCCAACGATAATTTCTACCAGTGTCAGAAGCCCAGTAAAGGCTTCGATGATTCCTCCCGTACCCAGCAGGTACGGGAAGATGTTGTCCCACTGCCACCCCTTAATGCTGTAAAAGATGACCGTGTAGATCACAAAAGCGGCGATAAAAATGCCAACGATAATCAAAATGATGTTCCTCGTTCGCAATTTCGATGCCTTTTTGATAAGGCGCTTCATCCGACCGCCCCACTCAGCAGCCACGCGATAAACGCGCCCGCCAGCGCCGCGAGAGCCTTGTCTACCAGACTGTCCCAGCGTTTCCCTGCCTTGCCCGTGATGGCTTTCACGTCCTCTTTGATCTCTTTGACGTCTCCCTCGACGGTTTCCTGCTTGGTCGCCAGCACTTCGACAGACGTTGCCAGCCTGTCAAGTGCCGTTTGATGCTCCTGCAACTCGTTGATTCGATGCGTATTGCTCTTGCATCGGCTTTCGATCAGCGCGATCGCCGCATCATCGTAGTGCTTTGCATTATCCATATCCCGCTCCCTTTCTGCGGCCTTAGACCGTTGTGAAATAATTCCCCAGCAGCTCATGCGGCAAATACTGCAAGACGATCTTGCCGCCGTCCGCCTCGCCGACGCGCTCGCACTTGTAGGTCTTGCCGTCCTCGCTGTCGAGGTAGTACAGGCCATAGGTGTACTCCATGCCGCGCGCGGCGGGGATGGGGTCGTCCTGCGTACCCGCGTGGGTAACGTCGATCACGACCCACAGCGCGGGCGTTGCGCTCGGCTTCCAGCTCTCCTGCGAGGTGTGCGCCTGCTGGCACTTGTAGAGCTTGCCGCCGTCGCTTACGCGGTTGCCCACAATGTAGCTGGCGGGATATGCCCACGCGGGAAACAGCTCAACCGCCGTTGCCGCGTCGCTGTCCGGCAGGCTCGTTGCCGCCGCCTCGATCATCGGTCGCAGCTTTGCCGCGCGCTGCGGCGTGATGCTCTGGCCGACCAGCGCCGTGACGGTCGCCGCCGAAAGCTCGGATTCCGTGGGCTTACCCATCTTGATACTCACCGTGCCGTCGCGGTGGTCGGTGATGGCCCCGCTCAGGCTGTACGCGCTGTTGTCCCACTCGTTGACGACCTCTTCGGTCTCGCCCGTGGGATTGCCGTCGTTGTCGAGCTTGTCCACCATCTCGCGCTGTATGATGCTCCACGGCGTGTTGTTGGGCAGCAGTGCCGCGACCTCGGCGGAGGTCATCGTGAGTGTGATGGTCTTGGTGTCGCGCTCGCCCCACGAGCGGTCTTTGGGGTTGCCGTTGATCTCTGCGGGGTATTCGGTGTTGTTGACTTTGATGTAGATTGCCATAAATAATCAGTCCTTTCTTTTCTTTAGAAGCAGAAGCCGAAGGCCACGCCACGGATAGCATTTGCACCACTGTTTATAGAACTACCTGTGCTTTTGACAGTACAATAATATCTGGTGCTACCGGCAGATGGAGAACGCTCCCACCAGTCGTATGCACTGCCGTTAAAGTTCTTCACCGTGCTGTTACCAGCTTTGTAGTAGTCGTACTGCGTGCCTTCACCTGAGTTGGAGTTAATGGAACTACCAAAAACTTCAACCTCGCTCAGTAAGAATAGGCTATCTTTCGTAGTTACGAGCACGTGGCTCCGACCGCTGCTCGCGGAAATTTTGTTCACCTCACGGATGCCGCTCTGTACGTCCGCAGGCATCTGCTTCAACATAATGGGCAAGTGCTCTACTCGCATAGAGCATTGTGTCCAACCCATGGCATTTGAAGCAGTGGAGTGCATTGCCTTTGCTATCTTATAGCAATCATGCAGTTGGAACGTCAGCGGAGCTTTGCCCGATCCGTCTGAATAGTCGTCGTGGTTCTTGCCGATGATGTCGATCAGATAGTCCGAGCCGCCAATGGTCATGGGTTTCTGGTCTGCCACCTTCCACGTTTCCGGCACTGCATTGTTGTGGCACGCCGCGATGATTTGCTCCCACGTGTTGTTGGCAAATACAGGGTCGTAGCTCGGCTTAAACGTGATATCATACCCCGTGCCGTCAATCAGCGTCCTTCCTTTGAGGATGTTGTACACCGTGCCGCCCACCATGCACTTGCCACTCTTGACGGTGTAGGTCGTGCCGTTGACGAGAGTTTTGTGTGTAGCGGGCGGTGGGGGCGGCGTGACATTGCCCGAGCTGTCGACTTCCATGTCCTGCGGGAGCATCAAAGCGGGGCGAATGCCGCTCGAGTTGGATGCGTAGTCGTCGTTGTAGCCGCCGTCGGAGTTGACGACCAACACGTAGTTGGCGCTGTAGGTGCTCGGGGAGCGGAGCCACCAAGCAGTGGCCGTACCACTCAGATATGCAATGCGCTTGGAGTCTACTCCGGTGTTCGCGTTGAAGTAATCCAGCTTAGTGCCATCATTCGGTATATAGCTTGCGCCAGCCAAGCCGGCTTCAGGACCGGATAGCAGGAACACCTTGCAGGGCAGCCCGTTCGCGCCGCTCTGGTCGGTGCCGTCCGAACCGCCGTTCTTGCGATAGGGAATCTTCACCTGCTTAATGGCGTCCTTGATATTGCTGTCGAATAGGTTAAGAAACGTGCTGTTCAGGTAGGCGTGGATGTCGCTGCTTTCGTACTTGTTGATGTCTCCGCTCTGCCAGACACGATTCTCGTAGATATCCTTCATCAACAGCCAAGTGCCGTTGCAGGAGTCATCGTACATCGATCCGGGCTTGCCCTGATGGACGACAATGAACTCTTTGGCCGTACCGTTTACTTTTAGCTTGACGATACTGCCGACGGCTTTACTGCCGAGTTTTGCATTTGCCATCTCCGCGCCTCCTTAGCCGTACACCCAGTTGATTGCGAAGTTCTCAGTGGGTGTGCTCTCCGATGCCACAAGCGTCTGCTTGACGATGTTTCCGCTCGCGATGTAGTCGCTGCCGCGTGTCGCCGCCGCCAGTCCGCCCGAGCCATTGCCCTTGATGAGAGAGGTGGTGGAGGGGACGGACGGGATGACCGTCGTGTCTGGAAGCGCGCCTACCTCAGAGGCCGTATAACTCGGTTTAGTCGCCGCCTTTGCCCACTCAGGCACGGTCGGGTCGGTTTCCTTGTAGCTCTGCAAAGCACTGTCCGCTTTGCCCAAACTCGTCTGCACATCTCTTGCAAGGTCGGATTTGGCCACCGTGGACTTAAACGCCAGACTGCCGAGGTCGGCGAACCATTTTGCGATTTTGCCAAACAGCACGGAGAGTTTTTCGCCCGTCGCAACATTTGCGCGAGTACTTGCTGCCGTAAATGCCGCCGTGACGTTGCTGCCGTCGCCGGTCTTGTCCAGCTTATTGACGAGCGCCGAGTACACGCCGCCAGACTGCACAGGATTCGCGCTGCCCTGCGTAGGCGTTGCGTCAGTAGTCACCTTGACATCCTTGATAGCATTGTCAACGTATGCAAAGATGTCCTGATGCTTGTTGTTAGGGTCATACACAGCCGCCAGCATATCACCCGAGCCAGCACCGGCAGCGCCACGGCAATAGCCCGCATCGTAGCTCGTGCCGTCCGACAGCGTCACAATAAGGTGATAGTCGCTCTGCCGAATGGTGATGTTGGTAATCGTGGGAGCATCCGTGCCGGGATTGCCCTGTGGGCCAATTTCACCCTGAATACCCTGCTTACCCTGTTCACCCTGAATACCCTGCTTACCCTGTTCACCCTGTTCACCCTTTTCCAGCACAAGGTTGAGCACCTGATTCGGGGCTTCTCCGGTAATGGTCGCGCTCGCCACCTTGCCGGACGTGACCGAGCCGATGGTCAGCACGTTTGCGGGGCCAGTCGCGCCTGTTGCGCCGGTGTCACCTTTGCTGCCCTGCGGGATACCGAGAGCCAACGTACCAGTCGACTTGTCGTAAGTCGCCGTTGCTGAGCTTCCTGCGGGCAGCGTTGTCACCGTGACCGATACAACGCTCAGCGTGACAAACTTCAGCAGCGTTTCGCCTTTCAGCATCTTCGCCTCGCCGCCCTGCTCAAGCACAAACTGGTCTTCGTTAGTGATCTGTAACGCTTGCGTGAGGTCGGAAATTGCTTTATCAGCCATCGGTTGCCTCGCTTTCTTCGGGCGCTTTCGCGGTTTCGGCTTCGCCGTCCTTTACTTTTTTTGCTTTCTTTTTTGCATCCTCAAGCTGATATTTCAGCGCGACAAGCTCGCGCTTGTCTTTCTCCTGCTCTTCCGCCTCGCGATGTAAAATCTCATAAGCCTTTTGAATCTGCGCCTTGACGACGCTGATCTTGCCCGCCTCCGAGCCCAAAACCAACGTGTTATTCAGCGTGTCAAACGCGTTGCTCAAAAGTTCCATTGCTTCTTTCATGCCGATGCCTCCAATCTTCTAATCCGCGCTTCCTGCTCGCGCACCTTGGCCCACAGAATTGGGATAAACTCACTGTACCGCAGAAAATAGGTCTCGCTGCCGTCATCAAGCTTGGCCGCCGCCCAGCCCGCGAATTCCTGCGAATCAATGCCGCACGCGCGCATGGCGTCCTCTACCTCCTGCGCGATGAAGCCTGTGTGATAGCGTCCGCTCGTGCCGCTGTTCAGCTTGTAGCGCTTCGGCTCGACGAGCTCAAACATGCGCACGTACTTCACCGGCAGCGCCTCAATGCTGTTCTTGATGTTCCGGTCGGACCCGTTCAACTCGTTCGTGCTGCAATAGATCGTGCTCCAAACAAAATTTGGTGCGCCAAGATTGTACCGGTTATCTGCATTCGGGGCGAAATCGCCGCGGCAATCGATGAAGTCGTAGTCGAAATTGAGCGCTGATCTTCCGTTATTCCCCGACAGATACAGGTTTCCGCTCGTCGCGTTCAACTCCATAGCCTTGCTCTCGAGCGTCATTTTGTAGTCCGCCGTGCTGGCGTACTCGGGATAGATGTAACCGCAGCGCCGTCCGTTGTCGTTGCGCACCGTGATCGTGTCGCCCTCGATCTCGCTTGCCGTCAGCGTGCCGTCAATGTTGACGGCGTCAACGTGCAAGTCGATCGAACCGGTCGAATCAACGACAACACCATTACTGAGAATTTTGAACGTCGTACCGCTGCTGCTGCTCGATACGCTCAGCGTGATCTTGTCAATGCTCTGGTCGATCATGCTCTGTGCTATGCTGCCGTCGATCTTGCCCGAGACAGTCGTGCGCAAGCCGTTGATATCGGCCTTGATGTTGGTAATGCTGCCGTTGAGGCTCGAAATATTGGCCTCAATGCCGTCAATGGACGTCGACAGCGACGTCACGCGCCCATCAACGCCCTTGACCTTGAGCATGATCTCCTCGCTGGTCTTGGTGATAGTCGAGCGTGTTTCGGCAATCTTGCGATTGAACTCTTGTGTGATGTACCCCTCAGCTGGGTATTCGTCTTCCATCTCTGCTTCCCCGGGGGAAGAAATACCCGCGTATCCGCGCCCATCATCAGAGAGTTTAGAAAGCGGCGAATAAATGCCCCCAACCGTCACGCCGTCGCCCAGCTCTGCCGCCGGATCGATGTTTGCCGCGCCTGCTTCGTACGCCTGATACTGGTAGCCTTTCATGGTTTGCAGTAACGCGCTTACCATTGGCTGCGTGGCGTGAGGGCAACTTGCAATAACTTCCATGCCGGTATCATCGCCCGCCGTCAGGCTGTTTTCATCATCCACAAGCAACGTCACACGGGAAATAGGCTTATACTTGCCGTTGTCGGAAAAACTCGTAATGTCGCCACCGACGTAATATTTATCAGACAAGAATCCTCACCCCTCCAAATGTGATAGCGTTGCCCGCTTCTGTAATGAGATAGTTCGTCTCGGTAGGCATGGACAACAACGGAATAAGCAACAGTTTCCCTGCATCGGTAATAATCCAGTTCCCGCCGTGCGCCGCTGCGATAAAACATAGCTCATTGCGGATGGTGTAATCATTTGCGGGATAGTCGATGGTATATGAGCTATTGAGCACTGTGCGGCTATCCAGCTCCACGCCCATCAACTGGCAAAAGATATTTACAGCGTCAGGCATAGTCATCGGGAAGTTAAGCGACTGTTCTGGCTCCCACACAACGTCAGCCTTTCTCATAGCGTCGTATGCTTCGAGTTCCCAATAATTCCCATCGCAGGAACGGCGGTTGGTAAAAAACACGCCCTTTGGGATCCAGTCTGTCGCCTGACTGCCATTAACAAGCCTGAGATAGCGATTGATCGTCGCGGCGCGCGGGATATTGTCCGCGACGACTGCGAGTTTCAGCGTCGCGCAACAGGCATTGCCGATGCCAAATTCTTCAAACAGCTGAGATTCAACAGAGTGGGAAACCTCCGCGTCTTTCCCGTATTCCACACCATTGATGATAAATTTGTATTCGCGTTCCGTCCCGGGCTTGTGAAGCAGCTCGCGCCACAGCGCACTTGTCGTCTGCCCCATATCACACCTCGATCAAGTTAAACGTCGCGCCGCCCCACACCTCATTGTCGTCTGCTGCTTCTTCGAGCGTGCATTCCATCGACGAGCAATAAAACGTGCTGGTTCTGACGCCATGCAGATCGAGATACTTGGCCGTGACCGTTGTCTCATTAAGGTCATCATCGAGCTTTGCCAGCTTATCGCGAGGCATAGAGCGCGTTGTATAGTTCAGCTTTCGCTTGCTGGTAATCTTGTCACGGCGCATTTTCCCATCTTTTGTGCGGGTGGTCTTATCGCTGTCGAGGTCGTTGCGGCTCCACCCATAACCCTTTGTGGCGATAAAATCGGAGTAGTCCGTGCCGTTGATAATAAGGACTTCCATGTTACTCCTCCTTAGTACAACAGCACGGGCTTACCCGCCGCGCGTGTCATGTTGTTAATGTTCTTCACGGTGCTGCGTGCGATTTCCTTACCGTCAAGCTGGATAACGACCGTAGTTGTACCGCCGCCAGATTCCGCCATAGCCTGCTTAAATGCTTCGACCATCGTTGCAAGCGGCGTTTCGATGTTCGTCCCGCTCTTCTGGTCGCCCAGCACGGCGAGAAATTCTTTGTTGGGCGGAATGACTGCGCCGGTTGCCAGACGCGGAAGATGTACTTCGGAAAGCGAGGAAAGATGCCCCCCGATGCTTTTACCGCCAAGACCCGGAACCCAGCTCGGGACGGTAAACTTAATCGTGTTGATCTTGCTGATAAGCCAATTCAATCCCTTGATAATGGCGTTCACCGCGCTTTCAGCAATAATGACGATGCTGTTCCAAATGCCTTTAAACACCTTTTTGACACCATTCCATGCAGAATTCCAGTCACCAGTGAACACGCCCTTGATAAACTGGATAATGCCGCCAAGGATGTTATCTTTAAGGTTTCTCGCAAACTCGGTCAAATTGCCAGTCAGAGCAAGCACAGCGGTAACTACCGTAGCAATTCCCGCAATCACAAGTGGGATGACACTACCGGTCAGAAAGAAGAATCCCAACCCCGTTGCCACAATGCCAGCAATCAGTAACAGCGTGTTTTTGAGATTTGCACCGTTATCACAAATGTCCTTAAACGCTGTGATAATCATTGCTGCGCCAGCCACTACAAGGCCGATGCCAGCCCCAACTTTGCCGAATGCGATTGCAAGCCCCCCGGCAAGCGCCGCTGTGCCTGCAAGCATTTCAAGCAGATTCCCCCAGTTAACGCCGTTATTCCATGCGTCGGATAAGCCGTCCCACAGAAGAATCAATCCTCCAACCGCGATAAGGATGCCGCCGAGCTTTTGCAGAATAGTGCCAAGCACCCCCGGCAAACTGCTGCTGATTTTCCACAGCGCTAAGCCTGCCGCAATGAGCATGACTGCATCGGCGATTTTTTTTAAGCGGTCGCTGATGTCGTCCATGTAGCTAAAGTCCGGAGTGATTGCGTCAGCGGATGCGCCACCGCCTGCATCGTTTGCTGTATCGGTGGAAATCTGGTTGATCTCATCAAACGCCGCAAGCTGACTTGCCGCTTTCTTCGCGGCACTGCCCGTTCCCTTTAATGCACTGGTCTCTTTGTTCAGCGCCTTTGCCGAGTTAGCAGTTGCCTTGACGCTCTTGCCGGAGATAAGCGCCACAAGACGCGTGATCTGCGAGACTACTGCCGTAATAACTTTTACAAGCAGTGTAAAGGCGGGGACAATTACACTTACAAGAGGCTGCGCCAGCGTCAAAAGCGCTCCTTTAAGCTGCGCAATGGATTCTCTTGCATCAGAGTTTACCATTACGACATTTTTTACCCAGTCACGCACTTTTGTTAATGCTTGGGTAATAACCGTAAAAACAAGGGCACTGCGGACAACAGATTTTACGCGCTGTCCAAATACTTTCATGGAATCTGCCGCCGCTTCGGTTGCATTGCGCAGCCCTGCGCCTTTGGCCCTTCCCTCGATCTGCTGTGTTAGCTCGACTGCCTGCGTTTTCGCGTCGGAAATCTTATCGCCGGTTTTGTTGAGCTTTTCGTTGAGTTTGTCAATGCTATTTGCAGTTTTGTTAAATTCGCTTTGCAGCATTCGCACGCGCTCGGCCTGCTCGGACACGTCGATTTTCTCATACGTGCCTTTTGGCGCTGTGCGCATATCGGCAAGCTTCTGTTTTGCCGCATCCAACTCTGCGCCGATGCTGCGCAGCCGGTCTTCCATCGGCGTTTTCTGGTCGCCGAGCCGGTTGAATTCCTTTTGCAGGGATTCGATATTGCTTTTTACTTTGTTCAACTCCTGATGGAGTTTTTTGTCGCTAATAGTCGCTTCAAATACGACTTCGCCGTCAGCCATAATATCACCTTCTTGCTTTTTGGTTTTTTGCGTGATATCATCCAAGCAGCCATAAATAATGGCAAGGAGGAATGAAAAATGGATAAGATGACTACTTGCAAGGTATGCGGGGCATCTATCGCAAAATCCGCTACCACTTGCCCGCAGTGTGGAGCCAAGCAGAAAAAGCGCCACCCCGTGCTGGGGATTATCATTGCTATTTTCGGCATTTGCATGATTGCCGCCGCATTAAACGACATGGGCGATGATCCTGGCGCGGAGAAACAAACGTTTAGTGTTGGAGAAACCGCCGAGCTAAACGGAATCAGTGTAAAGTTTGATTCTTGCGCCGAAAGCAATGGATCGCAGTTCAACACCCCTGATGACGGTAATGTGTTTTTGCTTTGTGAATTCTCCATTGATAACCAGTCGGATAAAGATATTGCCGTTAGCTCTATCGCATCGTTCAACGCCTATGTTGATGACTACTCGACAAATCTGAGCATTTCGGCCACCATCGCAACCGATAAACCCCAGTTAGATGGAGCCGTTGCTGCCGGTAAGAAAATGACCGGTGTTGTCGGATACGAAGTCCCCAAAAACTGGGAAGAAATTGAAATCCGCTTTACTCCCGACTTTTGGTCTGGAAACGAAATTGAATTCATTGCAAACAAGTAACCATCTTCGCCCGATGCTATTTTGCGTCGGGCGTTTTTTTGCCCAACCACGCATTGATCGTGTCGTTTTCTTCTTCCGTCATCGGCTTATTTAGATCGACAAGCCGCCTGTTTTCTCGGTAAAATTCTCGATCCGACTTGTCGAGCGTTTTTCCTTTTGCTTTCAGGTTGCGAATTCGAACGATGTTTGCAAACAAGCAATCCCCGATTTCGTAGTACGCCGAGACGAATGACCACCAATGGAAATAAGGCATTGCGCGCACTTCATGTCCCACAACGTGGTTGATGGGAGCCACGATGTATTGGAAGTCTTGCTCCCAATCCATCAATTTAGGTCGCTTTTGATTATCGCCTTCATCGCCGCAGTCGAGAAACCATGTCATCTGTTTCACGGCTTCTGGAATGTGCTCATCCGGCATTTTTAAGAAGTCTGGATAAAAGATATCCAGCGCCGCAATCACTTTTTGCTCGTTTGTCAGATCAGTCGCAGCAAATGCCGCCAGCACGTCAAGCGCCGCGCGATAGTCCGAGCGAATTTCATAGTCAACGCCGCAAACGCTCAGCGAGGTTGGAAGATCGTACATCATTTGCGGTATTTCTGCGTATACTTGCGGATTTTCTCATCGGCAAGCGCCTGTTCGCGCTTTACTGCCTCATCAAACTGCTCGATGATGGCGGTCATAAAGTTCTGCCAAACCGGCGCACCATTGGCCGCGGAATATGCGTTGACGCTGCCAAAAAGCGTATCGGCAATGTCCTGTCCGAACAAATCATTGATGATGCTACGCATTTCCTTGTCGAGAGAATCAACCATGTCAAAAAGCTCATCATCGGGGATATCCTTTTCGAGCGTCTTTGCACGGGTCTCCTGCTTCTTGCGCAGGTCATCAAAGGTTTTATATGCTTTCTTTGCAAAGTTCACGTCCGCAGGATTAAAGTAAACGGTAACAACGCCGTTTACGCCGCGAATTGTGTATTCTTTTACGCCAGAATCAAAAGTGAGTTCCATACCTTCCTCCAAAATGAGGGCTGACAAACGCCAGCCCTCTATTTCTTATTCGCCCTCGGTAAACGTGATCGTGCTGCCAGAGATAGCGGCAGTGCCGACCGTGCGCGTGCCGCCAAGCGTCACGTCGATAGGCATACCGATAAAGCCGCCACCCTCGCCGCCGAGGGAAGAGGGCTTAACCATGCAGGACGAATAGCGCTCCGCAAATACTGCGGTCTTTGCCGTGCCTGCATAGGCGTGGACAATCAGCACGTCCTGATTCGCCAGCGCCGCCGCGTTCTGCTCCTTGACCGCGAGATTCCAAATCTTGACGATGGCAGGATCCCCAGCGTCCAGATCGGACGGGTCAAAGGTCTGCGTGATGATGGGTTTCTTCATGGTCGTGCGCGTCGTGCCAAGAATATCCTTCGAGGAATCCTCCTGCCAGTCATATTCCATGCTGGAATCTGTGACGCGCGTACCGAAGGGCGACCACGTGGGGGTTCCAGTTTCGCCCGTGTTGAGACACGCAATCAGAAGTTCGCGATCTACGGTCTGCCCCGCCGTGGTGTTAAAGGTCATATCAGCCATTTTTAATCACCTCGTAGTTCATTTTCATAAGGATTTGATGATCCTCGGCACCGTTTTCATACACGGCAAAAAGAGAGGATCGCGTTGTCGGCTCAATGCGAATGACGCGCCGGCCGTCGCCAATGTCAGGCGGTGTTTCGTTTGCCGCCCAATCGCCCAAAGCATTGAGCAGCTCGTCAGCTTTGAGCCGTTTATCATTGCTATTCCCCGGTTTCATGCGGTAAATGACCTTGAATTGGTATTCCGCCTGATATCCTCCGAGAATGTATTTTTGTACGATGTATGCCGCCTGAATCGTAGACAGCGCCATCGCCGCAGCATCGGCGGGAAGAAATTCGAACCGAATCAAATCGACCGGCTTGTCAGGAAACGTGTTTAACCACGCAAGCAGCTTTCGGGAGACTTGATCCTCTTCCGCTGCCGAGACCGTCTTTTTAACCTGTTCCGTACTTCTTCACCGCCTTTTCTGCTACACGCGCCCACTTATCAAGGTTCTGTGCTTTTGATGCTTCACACCAATGTGCTTGAGCTTGTGGGTGCGCTGTGTGGTTGAATACTAAATTTCGGTCAGTCACGACCTTTGTGCCGCCTTTCGGCGCGTATGTGCTGCCGGTATTCGGGTCAACCATGACTTTCCCGTAATACAAGAATCTCGCGTAAGGGCCGGGGTAGATGATGTCGTTGCCAACTACCCTTGTGCGCTGCGTTAACGAGCCTGTAAGCATCGGAACAAAAGGCTGAGTGTCTTTCTCCATCTGCTCGGCTAAAACGTGTTCTGCGCGCGTACACGCCTTTGCAATGGTGGCCCTTACAGCGTCCATTCCATCGGTATGCACGGAAAACTTGATGCCCATTACGCACCTCCGACTTCCCAGTGCTGCATATCGGTGCTACCGTAGTCCATAGCGTCAACCTTGGTCACGTTGTAGCAGCCGTCCTGTGCCATAGCCACATCCTCTTTGTCGGTGACAAACTCGCCTTTCACAAAGAACGTCAGCCCGCCGTTACCGTTCACAGACAGTGTCCACAGCCCGGACTTGTCCGCCGCCGCAAGAAACGCCTGCGGGGGCGCGTAGGTCTTGGCTTTGCCAGTCATGCCGTCCACCGCTTTCACGGAAAACGGAATGTATAGGTTTACCGCGTCCGCGCTCTCAAGCCCGCTTTCACGCACGTTGACCGCTTTGCTGGCTTGCAGCATAACACCGCGCAGGATTGTGGTATAGACCTTTTCGACCTCATCGAGAGTTGCCGGGTCGATCTCCTGAACGATGTTGTAAATCGTTACAGTATGGGGGAACATGGACATGGCCCATACCCCCTCGCTTTTAGAAGTCCATACGGTGCAAGATACATCATGACCGCTTCGCGCTTTCTACTCTCGATAAGCTGCACATCCGTCGCAGACACATTTTTACTGTCAAAGCTGCGCGTCCACGCGCCTACCGTTTCGCTCGATACGGCGCGCTCAGTGTCCGTCGAGACCGCATTGAGTTTGTTGCTGTCTTGAATGATCTCAGCCAAAGCACACACAGCGTTTTTGACCGCATCCGCCGCATCGCCAAACGCATTCTTGGCTCGGCCCATCGTAACGTAATCTACATAAGCGGATGCTTTTACTGCAAGAGCCGGAAAGATATCTTCGGTCAGAGACCCACCCATGTAAACCGTTGCATAATAGATATAATCAGCGTACGCCATGCGCAGCCTCCTTTTCTGGCCCCTCCCCCACCGTCACGGCAAACCGTTCAGGCAGGGGAGGAGGTAACAGCTTACTTGCTCGTGTCAGACGCGATAAACAGGCCGTTCGGGTTGGGAACAACCGGGATGAACAGGCCGCTTGCCTTCGTCCAAACCGCAACGGGGTCAGGCGTAGCCCACTGGGTAACGGTAATGTACTGGTTGGCGCTCTTTTCGTTGTACTGGCCGTAATCAGCCTCTTCGGGAGTAACGCCCCACAGGCCTGCGCCGAAAGAAGCGGAAGTGCCGTTGGAGAGGAACGCGATCTTGTCATCGGGGAAGAAGCGCTTGGTGGTCTCCTTACCGCTCGAAGTCTGCGTCTTATAGCGCAGGTCGTTCGTGGTAATGGTGCCAAAGCCGAACATGGACATAAACAGCGCACTGAGGCGGTCGGTCGGAACATACGTACCGACGCCAATGCTGCCGTAGATCATCGTCTGGATGCCCTTGTTGGACGACAGCTTGCGCAGAATCTTGTTGGAAAGCACAACCTCGGTAAGAGTGTTGCCGCTGTCCGCTGCATCATCGACGATCGCGCGAAGCTGACCGATGATATCCGCATCAGCGCTCAGATCGAGCTTGTAGCCGATATTGATGGCGGGAACGCCGTAGTCGACCGTCATGTTAAGGTTGTTTTCCTTGATGGTCATCTTGCCGGTGGCGAGGACTTCCATCTTGGCGACCTCGGTGCGAACCTTGACCGCATCGGCCATCAGACGCATATCGTCAAAGACATAGCGCACAACGGCGTCATCGGCGTACACGCCGTTTTCGGTCAGCAGGCGGACGCGCTCGGTCTGGTTGATCTTGCGCTTGATGAGCAGCTTTTCAACTTCGGTCTTGTCGAACACAGGGCGAGAGCCAATCTCAGCCTCAGTATCGAAAGCGTGGACAGTTGCCATCACAGGAATGGTCGCGCCCGCAGCAAGGCGGAGATACTCAGCCTTGATGTTCTCGGTCTTCTGGTCGGGGAAAATGCGGTCGCCGATGTAGGCAGGACGCGCAACAGAAAGGTTCTGCGAAAATTCCAGACGCTCAGCGTCAGAAATAAGATTCAGAATATCAGCCATAGATTTTTACCTCCTTACTTAGCCGTTTGCAGTCCAGACGGGATACAGGGTCACGTCACCGGTCATTTCGACCTCAGAGACCGCCGCGCCGCCCTTGCTGGTGCTCCAACCGGTCTGGGTGTTGTTGCTCTTGGTCAGCGGATAGCTGGTGGACACCTTTGCAACAGAGCCATCAAAATAGCTGTTGGAATCCACAGGGACATCGCCGGTACCGTCATTCTTGTCGTAAGTCACGGTATAACCACGAGTAACGGCGGGCGCATCAACAAAGACAATGCCCTTGCCCTCAAGCGCGGTTTTTGCTGCCGAAGCAATATTCAGGCCGTCAGAGAGGACGCGACCAGCCACGAGGACAGAACCGGGCATATTGCCGTTGGTCACGTCGACCGCTTCAAAGACGATACCTTCCGCACTGCTGTTGTTAGACGGGAAAACAGTGCCGGGGGCGACGGTCTTATAAATGCCATCCTGCACGCCAAGCGTCGCAGGAATTTCACGGGTCTTCAGCACGAGGCCGACTTCGCTTTCGAGAAAGTTCGGGCGCGCTGCGCCGGAAATGTTAGTCACAAAAGACATACGTTAAATTCACTCCTTCGTTGTAGTCTGCGCATACTGCGCATTAAACTGTTTTGCGAACATTGCGCCCTTGCCTTCGTTTGCGGGTGCGCCTCCGGTACCGACAGGCTTTGCAAAGCTTGGCGCGGGCTTGCCGGTCTGAAACGCGGACGGATCGGCTTCGGTCTGTGCCTTATGCCACTCTTCAAAGCCATCAAGCAAGCCATCTTTAAGCTCAAGATGTTTTTCTTTGAGGTCGGCAAAATAGGCCTTTTCCGCAGCTTTTGAGGAAAACTTGATACCCTTATCTGCAACAGCTTTTTTCATTGCATCGTCATAATCGCGGTCGGAAATCTGCGCTTTATAGTCGCCAGTATCCTTGTCGTACTTTTCCTGCAATTCTGAAAGCTGCTTCTTGAGGGTCTCCACCGTTTCGCCGGTTCCTTTTTCCTCGTACTTCTTGTTTTTTTCTACTTCCGCGTCCAGTTTGGCTTGGACAGTTGAAAGCGCCTTTGTGATTCGCCTGTCAAACTCCGCCTTATAGGTGGGGTCAGCCAGTATTTCATCAAAAGTCATAGTTCCGTCTGCCATTTTTACTCTCCTTTTATTTCCACAGCGTCATTCCCCGCTGCGTATTACAAAATTCGGTTGCCTTTCTGGCTTCTTCCCAATTCAATACAGCACCTTCATTCTCTCCCGCTGCTCCGGCAGCCCTGCCGCCGCGCTGAACGCCTTGTATTTGGCGTTCAAGCGTCTTATGCGTATGTTTACCGTCTGTTCTTCTTCGCGCAATCCTGCGGCCTTGTAGGCGGCTTTTTCGCGCTTTAACTTTCTAACCGTCCGCTCAATACGGCGCTGCATCTGGGTTGCCTCGTATGCCGTGTAATCCTTGCCATCAAACGTGCAGCCGTGGCCGTCATCGATGTGTTCCAACTGTTCATCCGTGTAAGTGCGCTCTGACACACCCTCTACCCACGGGAACCGCCTGTGCCGACAGTTGGCTCCTTCCAGCCCATCGACAGTGCCAAGACCGCAGACCTCGTAGATGTTCGGGTAAATATCGCCCGCGCGGATGCTGTATACTTTGCCTTGCCAATCTTTATGCGATGACCACGGTGACGGCCCCGGCTTATCTCTCGCGCCAGCATGGGCGGAAACCTCAAAATACGGAGTTTCGAGATACTGCGCCGACTGCTCCGTATATTTAGCGCAAATTTGATTTACGCCAGTCATCACAGCTCTGCGCGCCGCCACATCAATCTGATCTCGATGGCCGCTCTCGTAGTCAACCACCCTCAATCCGCTGTCTGCAAGTTGCTTTACTGCCGTCTTGATGGCCTGATTGTAGTTGATCGCGCCGCTCTGGATTTGCATTGTGGCGTTATCAAGCGCCCATTGGTACGCTTTGGCAGGGGATAGCATTGTCCGCCCAGCGTCCACTAAAAATCCCATTGATGCGGTTAGATTGCGGAACGTATCAAGTGTCTGCGCCCTGATCGCCGCAACTTCCGCAGCGTCAATTAGTGTTTCCGGCTGCGTGATGTGCGCAAGGTCAATTAACTCAGTATAATATTTTTGATTACGCTCCACAACATCGTCAAACAGCTTATTCAACTTCGTTTCGCTGATACCGGAAGTTTTGCGAATTGCTTTCTTGATTTCCTTTAGGTCAATGCCGTGCGCCCGCAGCGCCTTGATGTCCTGCACCGTTACCTCGTTCAGCTCGTCCGCAGCCTTAAGCCGTGAGCATATCTCCATCAGCAGCGTGTCCTCAAGTCCACGGTACAGCTCTGCCAGTTCTTCGGGAAGGGCATCAAGTAGTTCAGGAGTAAAAGGATACTTTTTCACGCCTTTTTCTTCTTCCACTTAAAGGAATATTTAACGCCAGCGGCCTTTGCAAACTTGGCGTATGCGTTATTTGTCGCTTCCGTTTGTGCTCTTCTGCTTGCTTCTCTGGCTTCCTGCACGCTTTTATACTTTCCCGCCTTATAATCAGCCGATACCTTACTCGCTGCTTCTCTTACGGCGCGGCGCACGGCATTGTGATTATATGCGAGTGTTTCATAAAATCCCTTGTTGTGTGGTCCTGATAATGTAAACGTTGCATCCCGGCTTTCAATTATGATTGCTTTTGCTCCTGATTTTTGCCATGTTTCAATATCTTTCAGGGACGGGACAGGGAGAACACCCTCCGGGTGGTTGTGTAAAACAATATTCCCTTTATAGTCGGCATCTCCGTATCCTGTATGTTGAGCTGTTCCTTGCTCCTTGTAGAGCAAATCGCCCGATGGAGAGAAAACAAAAAGCTGTTCTTTTTTCAGATTGGCGATTTTTGATCGGGTAGCATTTATTGATGCAAATTCAAAGCTCCCGCTTCCTCCGCGTCCGCCCATTTTGCTTTCCTCCTTTTCACAATATCATCATAGTGCGGGTTTACCCGTATCACATTCCAGTCGCATTCTTCCGGCACTTTCCCGTAGAATATCACCCATTCCGGCGAGAGACGCTTCATCATTTCCTCGTAGCCGCGCAGAAACAGCCGCTTGCTTTCCTTGTTCTTCTGTGTTCCTACCGAACTAACCGCCACAACACCGCCGACAGGCTCGCCATCAAAGCACCAATCGTAACTATCCTCGTTGCTCCATGAAATAGAGGGATAAACCGTCATACCGTGGAGCTGCCAGTATGCCGCCAGCCAGTGTTTTCGGTAATGGTTGTATATCTGCATTGCAAGCGGCATATCTGTGTAAGTGGAGAAGTCCGGTGCACACACCGCCGCAAACTGCGACAGTTTTGGAATGTATTTGTCCGGCGCGTTCCAGTATCGAATGAATTGATAATCGTCCACGAAAAAGTGAACAATCTTGCTTTTCGTGTCCTTCTCCGTGTAATGGTAATTCACAGGGATAAACTCGCCCTGCGGATACGCTTTGACCGGCTCAATCTGCGGAATGTCATACTTTCCAACGCCGGGGAATGTGAACTTGTCGAGATTTTCAAAGTTAATCATAAATCCCCCAACAAACAAAAATGCCGCAAGATACATTCCTGTACCTTACGGCATAGCAAGCGCCCGGAATCAAACCGGAACTCCCTCAATCAAAGTGTGCTGCCATTACACCACTACTTGCTACGCCGATTATACCATATTTTTTTGACCCGCTCAACCATTTTCTTTTCTTCGGTTGTCAGATTTGCATACCCTTTCGCGCTGTCGTTCTCACTGTGGATATATCCGTGATGTGTATGCGGGGAAACTTTATTGTGCGGCCTGTCCAAGTCAATCTGCTTTGTCCTTTTATTTGCCGCATCGTAATATGTAATTGCCTTGATATTGTCGTTTTTGTTTAGCGTCACATAAACGCGCCCTTTGGTCATTGTTTCCATAGGCGTTTTCTGTGCACCGTCAACCGCCTTAACGAACTTGATATTCCCAGCTTTCAGAAGCGCCCTAAACTCGCTCCCGTATGGTTTGCCGCTTACGCTAATGCCGCTGCTTGCGCCGCGTCCACCCATTACTTGTGTTTTCTCCTTTTCTTTTCCATGCCTCGCCCGAAATACGAATCTACATTTTCATTCAACCTGCGTTGCGCCCTTTCGTATGTCGATGATGTGATTTCCCGCTGCCCACGATTTGGGTTATAATGTTCCCGGAAATATCTTTTTGCGTACTCTTCCGCAGATTCCGTTTTCTTCTCTGCCGTTTTAACTTTCCCATGTAACTCTCTGACCATTTTTTCAGCCAGAAAATTTACTTGTTTTGTCGTAATTTCGTAATCCCGCATAAACGCTTCTTTTCCGATTGCGTCTTTAACGCTTTCCATAAATGTCGGAGAATTAAGCAATTTTTCTGGTGTCTTGGTGTATTGCTTTGTGGATTGCCACCAGTCACTTGATTCAACATTGCGGCGAATTCCCCCGATTGCCGTTCCGCCTGCTCCACCTCTACCGCCCATCACTCTACCTCCTGTTGCTGTTCAGTTACCATGTCCTGCGCCGTTGGTAGCGCAGCTTTCGCAGTATCTTCATCTTCGTTAAAGTATTTCGCTCGAAGTTCCCACGGGTTCATCACTCCGGCGCTTGTGAGTTGCAAATCTCGGGAAAATTCCTTGTCTTTCGTCTCCTGATCGTCAAGGATGCTGTCACCCCAATCGTAAGTGGCCTCATAATCTCCAGCAGGTGCCAACCCGTACAACGAAGCATACACGTCCATTGCGTAAATCAGTGAATCGAATGTATGTGCAAGCGCCGCCTGGATACTGCTAACCAGCACATACTTGCGCTGCTTGCTGCTTCGAATCTCAGTCGCGGTTTTTTCAATCGTTTGCGGGTCGGAAATATCTCCATATGAAAGGCCAATATTAAATTCAACACGCCGAAGAGTATTCTGAAACCCGCGATAAATCGCATCATCCCTAATCTGCGGCTCGATGTGCTGGAAAAAATCTCCATTCGGAGAGAACGGGCCGATTTCAAACAGGCGCTTGTTGAACATATCCGCCGTGCTGGATGTTCCGTCCATCAACACCTTACGCTCGCTCGACTTATATTCCCAGCGCAGACGCTCCCACTGCTCATCCGCTTGCTTGATAAGCTCGACCGTCGCCGCATCGCCATAAATGGACATACCGCACATGCTGTTACTATCTGCAGTGTTAGCAATAGGCGGCTTAAAATAAGCAAACAATGGTCCGTCTACGTTCTCAATGGTCACTTCCGGCTCAATGTCCGCCCACTCCGGGATATCCGGAAGTTTCGCGTCTGCACCGACGGAGCCGGACGAATCGCTATAGTACGCCTTGTTTTTGATGGTATAGGTCGTACCGTTCAGCTCGTGGGATTCGAGCCTAACGTAGTACGTTCCATTCACCTTGACGGGCTTATCCTTAAAAACGCCGCCAATGCAGCGACCGGACGGGTCAAACTTTGTCGGCTGAAAGCCCGCAGCGCCGGTAACATCCACAAGCATATTGTCACCGTAAATATACGGCTTCAACGCCACACCACCAAGCGCAAGGCCGAGTTCTAATGCCCGATTAAAGTTTTCTTTTGCTGTCTGAAAATTTTCGTTCAGGTAATCTGCGCGCTTGCTGCCGGTGATGTTTGCTGTAAATTCAACCAGCGTCGGCCTTGCCACTTCTCGGCAAATCGCAGCGGGCAGGCCTACCGCTTTCACATCACAGTTTTGCCACGGTGGGGTATTGACCATCATCGCATACCACAAACCGATATGCTGTTCCATCGTAAGGCTTACGGCGGGAGATACGCCAAATTCCCGCTCGGCGACCGCCTGCGGAAAGAAAAAACGTTTTACTGTATTTACAATGCCATTCACTAAGCCCATATTTTTATCTCCTCAACTTTACGGAGCTGCTTGCATACATAGGATTTTCAACTGCAATTTCTCGGCGCAGAACCGTCATAACAAAATACCTAACAGCGTCGAGGACGTGATCATTCTCTTTAATGACTTTATCTTCTGCCGCGTCCTTATCCCAGCTATAAAGCCCAAACTCATCAAAAGCGTGCGTGCAGCTTTCATGAAATTTGATTCGCCCCGATTTGATACACGCAGCCGTTAAACGGATCCCATCAAGAACATCGTTATTTGCTTTCCAAACAGCAAACTTCCCATGTCTACGGATGCACTCCGAAAATGACGCGGCGCTGGGGTCAATGACGATTCGCTCAACATTATATCCGTCTGCAAACCGTTCCAAATCTTGATAATATTCCTCGTCTGTCTTCTGCCGATTGGTGGCTCGCCCGCTGTGATAGTATTCTTTCTCCATTACAGCGCGGCCTTTATCCATGCGCCACAAACAAAAGACGGTAGGATTTTGCGTGCCGTAGTCGCAGGAAATATAATACGTTCCCGCGCCGCCCGTTTCGTTCGTGACGTTTACTTCTTTGGCGAACATCGGATATACCAGACCCTCGGCCACCACCCACATGCCGCGAATGTACCGATCATAAAACACGCCGGAAAACATTGCTTGATAGCGTTCCAGCGTCTTTTGAGACAAGCCGGGGTTATCCGTCATTTCAAAATGCAGATACAGCGCGTTCCGCTCCTTGTTCCTCTGTATCCACTCTGTATAAAACCAGTGCTGCGGACTTCCCGGATTGCAGGAAAACCACAGCTTTGCGCCGTCTATGGAGCAACGGGTCAATGCCTGTTCCACGAACGAGCGCGGCATCAGCACAACCTCATCCAGCAGCACACCCGCCAGCGTGCGACCTTGAATCAGCGTATAGCTGGCCTCATCCTTTCCGCCGAACACCTCAAAGTAATTCGTCACGGCGCCGCGCCGCACTTCCATAACCTTGTCGCCGCGCCGCCATCGGATGATATAGCGCTCCTTTGCCAAACTCATCGCCGTAAACGGCACGATGATGTTCTTGGTGCAGCTGTCCACTGTTCGGCCGCACACGCCAAAGCGCTGACCGCTGAAATTCTCCATCGCCCAGCGAACGAACGCCCACATCATGATGGAGGTCTTGCCGGAACGCACAGCGCCGTCACAGATCAGCGCGTCATACTTGGAATACGGAAAGGCAAGGATTTTTGCTTGCTTCGGACTAATCATCGCTCTCAAGCTCCTTTGCCATTTCCTTTAGGCTCTGACTGAGCGCGTCTTCCCTTCCCGTGTCGGCAGGGCTGCCGCCTATCATCGCCCACTTGTCGATCAGCGTCCCCATCGCCGTTGTGATTTGACTGAGATTCGCCGCCGCCAGCTTTTCGGGGTCGTTGAGCATTTCAAGCCCCTTACCGATGAACGAACACACCATGTCTTTGTGCTTGTCCATGTACGCTAATACATCGGCGGTGTTCTCTTCCTTTTTTTTCTCACACTTTTCCACAATGTCGGCATTCGCCCGCACAAGGTTCTTGACCGTCGTTGCGGACACGCCGTTGATTTTCGCTGTGGCGCAATAGTTATTCGTCTGCACATAGTCCGCCAGTATTTTCTTTTTCTGCCGGTCTGTCAGACGCGCAGCCATTGTCACCACCTCGCCGCTTTTATTTGCTACCAGCCCCCACCCCTCGGCCTTACATAGCAGACTTTACCCGCCCCGATGGGCTACAACGCCGCCCACATTTGGCGTTATTCTTTCCATTGGCCGTCTTTCTCGCTTAGATTGTCACACGCTACCGACAACTACGCTCCGAAAAGTCGTAGCCCCTATTCCGTCAGGTCAAACCGGTCTTGACGCATCAAGACAAGCGCAGTTTTCAGCGAGCTTTGTCATTTCCATGTGAGCCATGACGACAACGGTCTCACATTGTCCGGGCGCTACCCGGCCACTGGCACAGACGGTGGGGCTCGGACCCACGACATACCGGCTCACGAAGTCCGGTGCTTTACCAACTGAGCTACGTCTGCGTATGTCCCCGCTGGGCCACATCGTTGAGAGGTGCGCGGGGTCCTGTGCCGCATGAGAGGTGCGACCTCTCGGCCCTGATCGTGGGCTGCATCGTGCGTGCGGCAAATCGCGGGGGGCGGTGTGAAAAGATGAAAAGCACCGCGCCCCGCTATGGCGCAGGAGGTAAACGCCATAAATGAGAGAACCGCAAAGGCTTTTACCCCTCTGCGGTTCAATTTTCTCATGATTGCAATACCCTGACTCACTTATAAGTGAGTTTTGCAAAATATTTTTATAAACTTTTTGGATAGTCCGACCTGCCAAGCAGGTAGTCAATCGACACGCCGAAATAATCAGCAATGCTTATCAGCGCGTCCATTGACGGTTTCTGCGTCCCCATCTCATAGCGCTTGATGGTGTTACGGTTCAGCCCGCACAGCTCAGACAGAACGCAGCGCTTTAATTGCTGGCGTTCGCGTAACCTCCGCAGCCGATCAGGAAACGTGCTCATCGCATCACCTCAATCATCTCCCGCGCTGTTGATCAGCCTGTCAAGATAGAATCTCGCCTTTCGCAGATCTTCCTTGCCGTTTTTCAGCGGCCAGCGCCACATGTACTTGAGCACCTGTCCCGTCAGCCATGCTTGCATCGGGTCTTTCTGGCACGTCAATGCGGCCGCAATGGCGTCGATGCACTCGACCCCTCCCGCCGTGTAATGCGCGGGGTGACTTACATTGTCATGCTCGATGCACGGGCTATTGGCAGGTGCGCTCCCTCTCGGCGGTGTACTCCATTTAAACGGATCGTTACTCATGGCGCGCCACCTTCCGCTTCACCCACGCCCACAGGTTTCTCCACGGATGGGATTCTGCGTAATTGGCGCGCTGCTCGGCGTTGTAGCGCTTGTCACGCATTACATCAATGACCGTCCCCTTAAAAGCAAGATCGTCGTTCGCCCGCCCAAGCGCCGCCTCAGTATCGGCGAGCTTATTTCGCAGCACATCTGCGTCCGCTTTCAGGTTTGCGATCTCGTTCTCTCGGGTGATGGCCTCGCCGTTCATCTGGTCAAGTTTTTCCGTCAGCGTGCCGATTTCTCCGCGCAGTTTTTCATTTTCCTCGGCCAGTTTTACTCCGGCCTTAAAATGTGCCGCCGCCTCGGCTTCCGCCGCTTCCTGCCTTTCGGTGGCTTCCTCCACCATCTTCGCCATCTGGTCTTTGGTGTACTTCTTTACGTTGATGCTCATAGCTTGGCTCCTTCCATTTTCATCTGTTCTTCCCGTCCCCGGTCGCTCACGATGCTCACGACCTTGCAGTCACCATATCGCTCAATATCCATGGCGATGCGCTCCTTGATGCCCTGCGCGTCAGCGGCGGGGACGTTGGCTTTAATCGTGATCGTCAGCATATACGTTCCCTTTCACGTGCTCTTTCCACCACAGATATTCTTTGCGCTCTCGTCGATATTCAAAAATCAGGCTTTCCGCCTTGCAGATATCGCGGAATCTGTTGCTTGCTGCAATCCATGCAGTCTCAACCAGCCACCATAAAAAGCATAACGCTGCAAGAATCGCTGCAATGCCGCCAATCGCTATAAAGAACATTCCAACGCCTTCAACAAAAGATTCCATTCGTTACACCTCCTTCGGCTCGCCGTAGCTGCAAAAATCGGTGCTGCCCACATTGCGTCTATTACATGGCGCGCGCCTGTTGTGACACGTCAGCGTCCCCGGCTTACCGTATCGCTGGGTAAGCTCTGACGGCAATGTGCTGTGCGCGCAGTCCTTGCACCGCGTCACGACCACAGCATCGACGGTGGGAGCAGCGGCCACGATGGGCAAAGCAATTTCGTCCCTATCTGCGTTGTCGTACCACGGCTCGTCATCAAGCTTTTCCCATAGCACGTCGCCATCAATCAGCCGCATCGCTGTCACCTCCGTCCATTTTTGCAGAGTTCTCCACAAAGTTGCGGACTCTGGCCGCGCAGGAGAGGCACAGTTGTTTCTCCGCAGAAAATGGTGTCTTAAAATTCACAACGCCGTAGTGATTGAAATCCAGATTCGCACCGTCAACCTCGTAGTCAATCTCGCGCCCGCACATATCACAGAACACTTTAACCATCAACTATTCCCTCCGTCCATCTTTGCCCCGCAGATGGGGCAATACTTGTAATGATCGATTGCATGTGCATAATATTCCTGCCCGCAATTTGAGCACTTTCCAAAGCCCCACCGACACCTGCAATTCTTGTCAAAGCACGGCTCCCACCGCCCATGCACCACCGGCGCAACGTCGGCGGCGGGAAACGCTGCGATGACAGCATATACTCCATCCGCAAATAGTCTTTCTACCAAACCATGTTCTCCAAGCCCCATTTTCTTGAATTTGGTAATGAGCGCTTCCCGCTCAATGCATTCAGCCATCTTCATCCCCTCCAAATTCCGCCTCGTACAGTATATATAGCACTCTTCTGGGCTGTTGCCATCTACTGTTTCAAGTATTGCTTCTCCGCCGCAGAACGGGCAAGGTTTCAGGTCATACATCCTTCGTCGCCTCCACATAGCACCAGCTCTGAGGCGGGCGCTTGATTGTCCGGCCGTCACAGTCCATTTTGCTGTAGTTGTAATAAGGACAGGCACAGCAATCCGACTCGACTTTACATAGACCCTTGAACTCGCTCAGTTTCTTCGGCGTATCGTAGATTTTTAGGTCGGAGATGTGCCAGCCATAGCCGGTTCTCCCGTTGCCGATGTAGTCAGCAAGCTCCTCGTATGTAAGACAAGATCGCTCCATGTGCTCGAAAAACCAGTTCTGAATGCCACCATTGTCGAAAACATTGATGGGAAATATCCGGTCGCACACAAACTCGCCGATTACCTTACCATTTCCAAGTGGGCAGTTCAGTGATTTCATCGACCCCGTATCTAAGTAGTCCTGCATCAGACGTTCCGGTGAAATAGGAATGTTCAGGTCAGGTCTACCGCTGGTGCAGTAGATATAGCACTTAAACGGCGTTTCCAACTTCGGACGGGTCTTTCGCACCTCAACGGTTTTCTCACCGCTGATAATCTTCTCGCACCACTTCGGGCGGATGCTCAACATAACAACCTTACTCATTTCTTCATCGCCTCCAATGCTTTCTCCGCCTCCTCGCGGGTAAGGAAGAAGGTTTTCCCTATATCTTCTGGCCTGAAATATTCGCTGGTTCCGCCACAGTAAATTCTTGTGGAATCTGAAAATGTAACGATGCTAAATACCTGCTTCTCAATGATTCTTCCAAGCAAAGCAAAATACACCGTATCGCCCACCTTGCACGGCGGCACCACCAGCCGCCCATCCTTGTCGGCCTCGGCCAGCTCGCGCAAGCGGGTATAGTTGCAAAGGCTTTCTAAATCAGCAAGACGCATGAGCTTCAGCGCGATCTCGTCCGCCTTATCTTTCGGTAGGACTTCTTCCGGTTCACACGCGCTGTCCTCGTAATCGGCCAACCGTTCAACACATCTTTGTCTAAAAGCACTTTGCGCTATTCTGTCTGGCCCAGAATTATCATCAAAGTAACAACTTTTGGGATAATTATAATCAGAAGCCCCACTGAATAAACGCTTCGTCAGTCGTTCCATCACTCCACCTCCTGACCCCAGAAATTATCCATGCACCTCTGGCAAATATCGACGTCGAGAACGCAGTTGCCAACCGGTTTGTATTCGGTATCCAACATCTTTGGGCAGTACCCGGGTTGTCCTTTATCATTCAGTATCACATGAGGGAACGTTTTCAGAAACACGCTCTGCCGCGTCTTGCGCGGGTGCTCCTTCGACCACTGCTCGACGATGGCGATAACCTTTTCGCAAGAATCGTCTGCACAAAAGTCAACTGTCCAACAACCCATATTTTCCAAAGGGCACTCTTTGCATTCGGTCTTTTCAAAGTAAACTTCGCACAGCCGTTTACGCTCTTTCAAAAACTCTACTGCGTCCATCTTTACCTCCCTAAAATTTAAAGCTCTCTCTGAGCTTATTCCCATTGATATTCGCCTCCGCCGTAAAGTAGCGGCGCGCCTCGTTGATGTAGACGACGCGCCCGTGCGCAGTCATCTCTTTCGTGGTAACGCTCATAATGCCGTTGCTGCCCTCAAATGCGGCAGGCTTCCAGCTAAATGGTTCGCCAATGTACATGCTCAATACCTCACTCCGATAAAATCCAGCACTCGACCATAGCCGAGGCCCTTTTCGTTTGGCTTCCACATCCCGTCCGCGGGGTCAAACTCTCCGCCGCCGATGCAAAAGTCGTAGTGCTTTGGGTGCGTGCGCTTCATGCGCTCGAAGCGGGTCTCTCCCTTTTCAAGATGAGCGCCGAACGCACAGAACATGCACCCCGTGCGTTGGCAGCCCGTGCAGTGCAGCGGCTTTTCGATGAGCGTCGACGGATAATCATTCTCGCCGTCGCTCGCCACGATGTCGCCGTATACGCTGCAATACGGGATGTTTTCGTCTTTCAGGAACGCAAGCACGTCCTGATCTGTCCAGAAGCTCATAGGCTTGCTCATGGGGCGCTTTCCATCGAAGGCGTTGCAGCCCGTGCGCTTCCACTCTTTTTCGCGCTGCTGGCTCTCGCTCGCCATCATCGCGGTAAACGGCACACATCCGCTCGTAGCTTCGTATCGCTTGGCGGGTGCTTTTTTCATCACGTCGCAGCACTGCTCGCTAATATGGAACGGCGCATCCTTGAGATAATGCCACTTGTCCGCCAGTTTCATCGTCGAGCAGTACACGCCCTGCCGGTTGTAGCCGGTCAGATACAGATTGACCGTTGCATCGTTTTGCCCGTGCGCGTTTTGCAGATCGCGGATAAAACGCGCCTGCTTTTTGCCGATGACGGGATAGCCGTACCTTGTCAACACCTGCCGGATGTTGAGCTTCGGTCGTAGACGGTGAAGGTTGACGGCCACGCGGGGGAACTCCCTCCGCAGCCAGTCGGCGTACTCATTGACGAACTTCTGTATCTCCGGGTACTCCAGCCCAGTGTTCACGAACACCAGATTCAGCTCCCACGGCGGCGCCCTGAAACTCGACAGGTAACGCGCCGCCAAGTATGCCAGCACCGTGCTATCCTTTCCGCCTGAAAATGACACATAGCACTTTCCGTTCCACGCGGTGTACCATTGATCGATCTTCTCATAGCTCAATATTTCCTTGTCCTGCAAATCAAGGGCTAAAAGCTGTTTCGCCGCCTCCTTCGGAATCGGCTGATTGCTATACCCTTCCATGGTGTCCCTCGCATTCCCTAATGTCTCCTCCCCATTGCTCCGCCATAGCTTTGGCGATGCCGGGGAAGGCCTTTGCGCGGTTTTTGGCCCTATCCGTGGTAAACATACCTTTATGCTGTTCCCCATGCTTATGACTATAGCTGCCGCTCGGACACCATGTTGCTGTCGGCTCAACAATATTGGTCGGTTTCAACGGCTGTACACCACGCTCCCACAGCAAGGTTTTTTTGCTGAACGGGTGTCCGTATTGATAGGGCTGTATGGCTTGGGTTGGTTCTGGATACTCAAACACTTTACTTGGTGTCGGATTTTCAATTATAACCTTGTCACAGTCGGCTGCCCATATTGCCAAAAACAACGCTTTGCCGCAAAGCCCTTCATAGTAGCGGCGAAGATTTAACCTGCCGCCTTTATACAAATGTCTTGCCCCGGCATTGCTCGTTTTGGTACACGGAGGGAAAGCGATAATCATATCCCATCGCCCCACATCATGCACCTGTCCGTCCATTGTGGTCACTTGCCCCCCCTCTATGGCCTTAAGCGCATCGCCAAGGATATGCCACTCAGGATGCCCGCCGGACGGGTCCTGAATGTCGCAGGAATATGCCTCATGCCCCAATGCGCGGAACGCCTTACATACTTCCTGCGATTCCTCGCAGGCAACTAAAATCTTCATCGTCTCCCCTCGCATTCTCCGAACAGCTCCCGAAACGTCATTCCAGTCAAATCCTCCAGCGCGAGCAGCAGCCGCACCGTTGTATCGCGGTCGCCGCGCACCCACGCCGACACCGTAAACTGCGACGTACCGAGGGATTGTGCAAGTTCTGTTTGGTTATAGTTCGTCTTTTCCAGCGCCTCCTTGAGCACTGGATAAGCGCAGAACTCAAACGGCGTTTTCGGTCTCACGATTTTGCTCATGTGTGTACCTCCCCGAAAGCCTCTTCAAATGTCAGCCCCGTCGCAGCAAGGATTGCCTTGATAACGCCGATGCTGAATTCGTTCTTCCCCGTTGTCCATCGCCACACGCAGAGCGGGGAGACGCCGATCTTCTTGTTCAATTCCGGCGGTGTCATGCCCGATGACTGCAAGGCTTTCTTGAGCTGCGGATATACGACCGTCTTAAACGGCACGTGGTTCGTGTTCTCACTCATTTTCCTGCACCTCTCCGAGCAGCGTCCCGACGGTCACGCCCAGTGCTTCGGCAATGTACTGATACGTCGGCATGTAGCTGATGCATCGTCCCTCTCTGAGGTTTAAGATGCTACTGCGCGATAATCCCGCCTTTTCTGCAAGCCCCTTGATACTCATGCCCCGCAGCGCACTCCATTTCTTGATGTTCTCGCCGATCTCTTCCGGCGACAGCATGCCTTTTTTCGCCGGTGGGGATTCCGCCAGAATATCGCTCAACGTCAAGCCAACGCATTCGGCGTATCTATATAGCGTCGACACCTTCGGATAGCTCGCGCCCTTTTCGAATTTGGCAATGGTTGACTGTTCTGTGCCCATCATATCGGCCATCCGAAACTGGCTGATATTTCGCATTTTGCGAATATTTTTGAGCCGTTCGCCCAACTCTTTTTCTGTCAACATCTTTTCTTGCTCCCTCATTTCAGCCGTTGATAGCGCCGCGTCTTGAAATGGCGCGCGCTCAAGTAATCGTCTTTCTCCTGCGCTTCCCGCTGCTCTTCATCCCTCGCCGCGTTGTACTTGGCGATATCCACCTGATAGTGCGGGCACTCGCTGTGACAGCCCGGATGCCTCACAGGCGGCTTGCAGCTGTGGCAATGCTCAAATGCTGTCATCTCACACCTCGCGGATCGTAATGCCGTACTTCGCCAACATCTCGTTTTTCTTTCTTAGATACATTTGCGTCCGTTTCCCTTTGACGTCTTCAACCTCTTGTATCCAGTAAACTTGCCCATTGCAGTCAGGCTTGGTTGGCCGCTCATAGACAAAATCCGCAAAATATCGCTCTGACTTAACGTGCGCTCCATCCGACTGAATGTAAGGCTCTTGCAGCGTAAACGCTCGTTCTATCTGCAAATTGCGGATAAGCCCTCGTCTCTCCATCAAAGCCAACTCGTCATAACGCCTCGCCTCTTTGGCGCTCTTGAATTTATGCACTTTTCCGTTTGGCATGACGCGCGGGGTAAATTTACTCCTGTACTTACTGCGCTTTTCCCGCTTCTGCACCTCGCGCACGGCCATCTTTGCCATGACCTGGGCTTGAGCGTCCTTGCCAAGCTGCGAAATATCAATGCCCATTGCTTCCCTCCATTTCGGCAGCAGCCGCGTCCCACGTCATCCCGTGTTCCCTCGCATAACGCGAAACGCTCGGCATAAATGCCTCCTGTTCGGCTATCTTCTCGATGTATGGCTTCATCCACGCTACCGAGACGCGCGGGGAAACTGCGCCCCTGATTTTTGCCAGCACTTGGCCGACTTTCGGGGGGAATCCCTTCGCATCCTCGGCAATCATCGCATTCACTGCGTCCATCGCCTCGGCAGGGTCTTCACTGCCCAGCATGTCCGACCAGAGGGAAACCAGCTCTTCGGCTTCTGCGCGGGTCATCTTGGCGTAAGCCTGCGGATAAGCCTGTTTTAGCCGCCCTAAAAGGCTAATTACGTCAGATCTTTCCACGGTTCTTTTCCTCCTCCAGCATCTCAGCGAATACATCGCCGCCCGGCCGTATCTGCGGTGCTTTATTGGCCCATCGTTCCCACTTCTCCGCATTTCTGCAAGCCGCTTTCCAGTCTTTCATGGGGGTCTTGCCGACCAACCACCCTTTTGACTCGTAAAAGTCGATGAACCCCTGTGGGTCTACGGGCGATTGGCGTTCAGCCACATAGGACTGAACCTCTGCGAGTGTGGGGGGCGTGAAGCGCTTCGCGCGCGAAATAACACCTTGTCCTTGTCCTTGTCCTTGTCCTTGTCCTTGTCCTTGTCCTTGTCCTTGGCTTTTTTTGGTTTCTAAAAAACCGCTTTGGTTTTTTTGGTTTTCCTTGGTTTCCAAAAAACCGCTTGTTTTCGGCGGTCTGCCGCCCTTTTTGCCGTTCTCTCGGTAAACATTGGAGGCGGCTTCCTGCGCCTTTATGGACTCGTCAATATCCCGCTGAATTGCGGGCCAAATAAACCTTTCGGGGCCTTCAAACTTCGGCTGTTCTCCGTTTTTCCGGTAAGCGAGCATCGCCCGGACGATAGCCCCGATCGACTCGTCGTCATACTCGCGAAAATAGTCCTCGTAGCTCAGCCAGAGCTTGACATATTCCTTGCTCTCCGCCATGCCGTCACCGCCTTAAAACGGCAGCTTGCCGTCGTCCTCGCCGATCTCTGCAAAGCCGCCTACGGCGCTCTCTGTGGCGTATTGCGGTGCGGCAGTATCGTTACCCTCCGGGCGCCTGTTGTCTGCGAAATACACGCTGTCAGCCTGCACCTCGTAGCTCCTGCGCTTGTTGCCGTTCATGTCCGTCCAGTCGCGCATCTGCAAGCGCCCCTCGACGCCGATCAACCGCCCGCGTCCGGCGTAGTTGCAGAGCACTTCTGCCGTTCCGCGCCACGCTACAATGTCGATCCAGTCTGTGCCGCCCTCCTTGCCGTTGCGGTCAACGGCAAGAGGGAACGACACAACGGATACGCCGCTGTTCGTTTTTTTCAGCTCCAAGTCACGACCGATGCGTCCCATCAGGCAGATTCGATTCATGCTCATTTCAATTCCTCCTCGCTTTGGTGTTGGTGCAGATAGAGCACGTGGCTCTTGCCGATGGCGGCGTTTTGGGCGATCCATGCGTGCGCCTGCTCGCGGGATAGATGGCTCTCCATTGCGCGGCTCTCATAGCTGAATTCTCCCGCTTCCAGCTTGCGCTTCATGCGCTCCTGTATCTCCTCTTCGCCGTAGTTGGCTTCGATCAGATAAAGGTCATAGGCCAACGCAGATACCCCATTCAGCGACGCGCAGTCCGTCGCATAGAAGACGTTGTCGAACCCGTCCGATTTCTCGCCGTCTGCAAACTGAATATGCCACGCACAGTTTGGAACATCATGCGGAATTGAGTTGTACCATACATAAGCGGAAGTGCTTTCGGATAAAAGGTAGAACAGATCGTGACGCTGCATAGCCTCATCGGTCACGCGGCGGTCCACGCCGATGCGTTCCATCGGTTCCATAAGCCACGGAGGGACGCACCAGCGCAGCGCAGGGTGCAGGAAGTGCAGGCGCTTGATGGTCTCGGGGTTGAAGTGGTCTCCGTGAATGTGCGTCAGCAGGACGAGCTTCAATCCCTTGCAGTACGGTTCAAGTTCCCGAAAGGGAACGCCGCAGTCAATGAGGATTTCATCATTCAGCAGCACGGCGTTCCCCTTGGAGCCGGTCGAAATGACCTTGACCTTACAGATCATTCATACTCACCTGCTTGGGGGTGACGGTCTTTCCGTCGTCCAGCGTACCGAGGGCATCAGCGGGAGATGTCAGATCGTCCTTGACCTCGCCTGTGGTCTCGTCCACTTCGACGGTCGGGAGATCAAAATACTGATCGCGGCTCGCGCGTCCCTCTTTCAGTGAGGTATACACATTACGCAGGCGCACGATGCTCTGCGCCGTGAACGCTTCGGACTTGCAGCCGATGTACTTTTCAAGGCACTCCATCGGTACGCCGAAGTCGTCCTTGAACGCCTGCCCCATCTTGCGCACGCGGTCAATCATGGGTTCATCGCTCTTTCCCATCATTGTCTTGGTACACGCCGCAAGAGCAGCATCCACCACGTCACCGGGAATAATGCCGAGAATGCACGCGCGCATACGGCGCGCGCCCTGATTGGCGACCATTTCATAAATGTCGCGCGGGTCGGTGAGGGCAACGCTGCCTTTCTTTGTATAGCGGATATGCGGCACGGTGAAGATCTTCGTCTGGCGGGTGTTGGTCTCCAAATCCCAGCAGTAGGCCATGACGGTACTCTCGCCGTTCTTCTGCTCCAGCTCGGTAATGCCGAAGTCGAGGTTGCCCCAATTCTGCGCCATGACCTCGGCGAGACGGATCGACGGGCCGGTCACATTCTCGCCGCCGCGCGGGTATTCATAGATCGCGCGCTCGGCAAGGCTCTTGCGCTTGCAGGCGTTGAGAATACGGTTGTTCGCTTCGATCTCGTCACGAGGGAAACGCTTGGCGACGACCATTGCCGCCTGCACTTCCTGTGCCTGACGGGAGATCATCATTTCGGTGTTCACGCTCTTGGCGCTCACAACTTCGGTGCTGTTGTAGGTCTGCATTTCGTTCATCGTAATGTCCTCCTCAAACAATCATTCGTACTGATAGCCATTGCTGACAAGGAATTGCTTCAAAAGGCGTAGGCGCTCGCGCGTATCGGTCACGCGGAACGACACCGTGAGGCGTTCGACCGCCGCCTGCTCCACGAGCTTCGGGACGACCTGCGGGGCCGCTGCGCCGGTATCCTCGCGGACGGGTGCTCCGGCAGCACGGGCCTCCTCCATTTCCGTGCGGCGTTTCACGGCCTCGCACTCCTCCTCGGCGCGGCGGTGACGCTCGTTGACAACGGAGATCGCAAGCGAGAGGTCGAGGTTCTTTTTGTACTCCACCATGATCTCCGGCGCGTTCTCGCCCATCGTGCCGATGGTTTTCATATCCTGCGCCACGCCGTCCACCTTTAGCTTGATCTGCTCCATGAGCTTCTTCGGCGTCTTGGCTCTGGCGCTCGCCATATCGACCTTAACGCCGGTCTGCCCGAACGAAAGGAAGTCGACCTCGTTGACCGCGCACAGCTCCTGAAAATAGCCCAGCAGCATTTCCTCGCAGCGGCTCTTGATCTCGCTTTCCGTTGCGTCGATCTTGGCTTTCAGGTCTGCGTCGGCGCGCTTGTACGGGTCGGCGATGCACTCACGGTAGACGGATTCGAAGCTGTCGTACTTCTCCATGATTGCGGCTTTAATGGCCTTGCGCTGGGTCTCGGCATCGGCAAACTCGCGGTTCATTTCGGCGCGAATGTTCTTCACGCTGGTTAAGGTCTCGTCGGTGCAGACAAGGCTCATTGCCTCTGCGACGCGCTGCTCCGTCTGCTCCTTCCGGCTCCTCAAATGCTCCTCGATCACGGGGAGTTGAGTCACTTTCATCAGGGAGTTATCCATCTTCGGTCTCCTCCAATTCTTCAAAATACATTTCCTCTGCGCCGCAGTCCGGGCAGAACTTTTCCGTCACGAGGGCATAGCCGCGCTCGCCGTCAAGATTTTCGCGCCGACGCATAACGTCCGGCTCGTCAAAAATGAGGTGGCAGCACGTGCAGCGGTAGATCATTCCTCCACCTCCATGTAAACCATCGCGCTCTGCACGCCAAAGACGCGCGCTGCCTGATGGTCGTTGAAAAACACGTCGATGTGGTTCCCGTTCACGCCGCCGCCGCAGTCCTCAGCGATGTAGCTGTGCTGCGTACCGTCCGGCCAGATCAGCAGGACATGCGTTCCGTAAGGGATCACCTTCGGGTCGACCGCGATCGTGCGTCCCTCGGTCGCCAGCGTGCCGGTGGCGGTGTAGCCGCTCGCCCACTTGCCGCAGCAGCAGCGCCCGGGGCAATAAGCCGTTAGCGTAAACTCGCCGAGAAAAACGTCATTGCACACCGCGCTTTCAGTCGCGGGGATGTCCCACGCGGGGTCATACTCCTCTACGATGGGCGCTTCTTCCGGTTCCGCCTCGACCGCCTGCGCACTGGTGGCGAGAATTGAGATCGCGATCAAGAGAATCGTCGCGCCCAAACACGCCGCCGCAAACAGCGCTGATTCATCGGCCTTGCGCTGCTCTCTCGTGCGCTTGTCGTGCCGTCTCATCGTCTGCACCCCCTGTCGATAAACGGCAGCAGGTCATACAGCACCTTGCACACCGCGCACGCGCCGATGACGGCAAGACTTGTCGGGAAGTCGCAGCCGTTGAGCGCGATCACCGCAGCGGCAATGCTGCCAAAAACCAATGTGTTCATGCC